ATATTTATCTCCTGATCCGCGACAAATGCCATTTGATACTGATACTTAGCAAGAGTAAGCACAGCAGCAGGAATACTATTCGGAACCATGGAATCATAACAAGCATCGTAAATACGACGCAGAAGTACACTAGTATCGTTGTCCAGGTTATTGACGACCCATTTACGTACTTCGGGAAAATCTTTCTCTTTAAGTTTCTTAACCAAGTCATTTACTTTTACATCACTGAAGGTTGCAAGAATGCCAGAGTCAATCTTACCACTAGAGGAATATCGTTGACACTCATTAAGAACACGACGCCAATCAGGGAAGTGTTTATTGATTAATTCTACCAGGACCTTGTTATCATATTCAACACCTTCTGCAGCCAGGACTTCTTGGATACGTTTGAAGAAGGATGCGGCAATGGCAGGTTTGTGTTTTCCACCGATTCCGAATTCAACCACTGTGGTTCGGGAGTGCAGTGGTTCGAGGATTTTGTTTTTGAAGTTGCAGGTAAAGATGAATCTGCAGTTGCTACTAAACTCCTCAATAAACGCCCGTAAGAGGAGTTGTACGTCGTTCGTTGTGTTATCTGCCTCATCAATGATGATGACTTTGTGTTTCGCAGTTGAAGAAAGCGAGACGGTCGAAGCGAAATTCTTCGCAGTATTTCTGACGGTATCAAGGAATCGTCCTTCATCGGATCCGTTGATGACATAAAAATCAACTCCTAGTTCGTTGCATAGTGCTTTAGCTACCGTGGTCTTTCCGCACCCTGCAGGACCAGCAAGGAGCATATTTGGTATCTCACCTTTATTTAAGAAGTCTTGGAAAGTCTTCTTAATATTTGTTGGTAAAATACAATCTTCAATAGTTTTAGGTCGATACTTTTCAACCCAGAGAAATTCATCACGCATGTTCTTTTTTCATCAAAGTAAAGGAACCATCATTATTAGGAATCCATTCTAACACATCACCCTCTTTCCATCCAGTCTTTTCAAGAAGTTCATCGGGGAAGGTTAGAATCCCATTGTCATCAACTGTCAAAGTAGTCTTCATTCTAAGGGTCGAACAAATTCATTAGATACAATATCAGTTGCCTTTAATTGTTCTTTCATATATTCTACACCAATATCTGGCATAGCGGTATCTCCACATGTAAAAACATCACACACTGCCATACCATTTTCAGGCCAGGTGTGAATGCTAATATGAGACTCAGCAAGTAATGCAAATCCAGTCACACCTTGAGGTTCAAATTTATGAACTGCTAGGTGTAGTAGAGTTGCCTTACATTCTTTTGTTGTGCGATACAGAAGTTTTCTAATGAACTCTTCATCATCCAACAAATCAACAGAACATTCTTTTAAGGTAAAGAGAATGTGTTTCATTAATTATACCCAATCTGGTTTACGGGATGGGATACGAAGATAATTAGATGCAACCCAAGGTTTGGACGCAATATAACGTTTGTAAGCAGTAAAAGTGTCAATGCTTGTGTCAAATTTAAATTCATCAGGTCCCGCAAATACAAATGGTTTAGGATCTTTACCAGAGCGTCCTGTAGGGTCTCCTGTGGGCAGTATCTCCTTTGCTGCTAGCAGCGTATGGTGGCAAGTATGAACCTTGCCATAGCGGGCAGTGTACTCATCACACATAGCAAGTCCATGAGAGAGTAGCCACTGCCAGTTCATCACAAAGTCGTTTGCCCAAACGGTACAAGGATGATGACGAAAGGCACCCTTCTCAGTGGCATAGGGAGTGCCGTCTGCTTTAGGAAGTGTGCCAAATCCATGACCCCACTTGTTAGAGCATACAATAGCAAGCATCTGACAGGTCTCTAGAGGCATCTTGACAATATGTTTGTCAGGTAGCACCCTGGCAGATTCCCAAGGACTAGGAGAGGTCACGAAAATATTCATCTAATTAAAGTTAGAGTTTAATAATACTCTAGTATTGTGTTTTTGAGGAACATGTCCTGTATGGAAATGAAATCCATCAAATATTACAAGTCGATTTGCTTTTGGTTCAATCTCTTGTTTAATTGTTAACTTACTCTGATCAATATTAATATCTCCCTCAAATTTTTCGTTGTAAATGACAGTATTCCCATCAGAATCATTTAGGTAAAAAATTGTGGCAGTATGTTGATTTGGATTGTCAATGTGAGCATCACATAACCTTCCACCAGGAGTATACATTGTCATATCCAATCTGGATCTCATGACGTTTTCACATCCTAAGGATCTCTGCATATTTACAATGAGGTCAGTAAGGAGGCCAGCAGCGTAATTATCACAAAAAGTATTTGGTTGTTGTACTATCCAACAATTAAATCCATGTTTTCCAAGACCTTCTGACTCCCATACACCAGCAGTAATATTCTCTTGATAATACCATGTTTGATTCCAACCTAAACACCCATAGGTGATTAGGTCGAAATATTCTTTAGGAGCAAAATTATCAATTACCTCAATCATGCTGATACAGCAAAAGTGGAATCTGGTTCCAGAGCGATGTAGTAAGTAAGATCATGACTTGTGCTAGTAAACCGAGAGAGAAGTTTTTGAGAGACAACAACCTCATAAGTTCCAGGGAGAACTTTGATATTTTCTACCTTAAAGTTAAAGGAGAACTCAGCACTAGTTTCTCCAACAACAATAGCAAAATCATTAGAGGTGTCATTTTTCTTGTCACGAACAACAAGTTTAACAACTCCATTTTCACCAACTGCAGACAAGTCTGGAAGTTGATACACAGCAGCTGCTTTAAGGAGTTTATCCAGTTGATCAGTGCTCACTTCAAAACAAACATCTTCACTAGGAAGAGTGATTTCTTTATCAGGTGGTGTAACAATTACCTGAGGATCGGCAAAGAAATACTTAGATCGCATCTTACCCTCACGGATAACAACATATCCCTCATTTTGAAAATCAAGTTCGGGACTCTGATGCAAACTCATTCCATTAAGAAATTGATTAAGATCATAGACACCAAAGTCTCTAACAAACTCTTCACTAATAGTTGCCTCTGCAAGAATATTTTTCATCACACTAATAGTGCGAAGTTTTTTACCCTTTTTAAAGAGAATTGATTGATTAATGGAAGAGAAGTTCTTCAGGACAGAAAGGGTTTTATCAGAAAGTTTCATAGGGTTGCGAATTTTCATTACAAAGGCCAGCGAAATGGTAGAGGAGAATGCAATAGTGAATTGCTTTCAAGATATCTTGCTTTGACTTACCATCTTTTTTACCAAAGCGAGAGAGGTATTTAATAGCATTGGATCTGCAGAAAGGTTCTGCATCACCGATACCCTCAATAAGATCAAGAGTTTGAGTTTTTGACTCTTGTGAAGTGTAGTGGGAACGATAGGTCATTCCCAAATACTCAGTTACCTCTTTTAAAATAACATCTTCATTGTACTTCCAACGACCATTATTATTATCTGTTGTTGGAAGATCCGGGATATCTACATTAAAGGTAATATAGTCATCAGCCATACCACCCGGCAACACACTTCCCAAATTTAGTGTTCCATCATTTGTCATAGGATAATCTTCCTCAAATGTTCCATTCATAATTGAGCTTGCTAAACTCCATGCGTTCACCATAGTTTATCAAGAAATAGTAGTTTCGTCAACTGGCATCACAAAATCAGCGTCAACCTTATCATACAGTTCCATGAATGCTTGCTTAGTTTCATCATCGAAACGATTGACGCAAACCTGAATTGCCTTTGCCTTATCACTGAAGATGCTATATGCCTTCACAATATGGACCAGGCGACGAGTGCTGATGATTTCCTCAATACCACCATCATAGAAGGTCTTACGGATGATGTCTGCCCAGTCAGCAAGGCGCTTACAGAAGTTTTCATCATCACAGAGTTTGCCAAGAATCTTCTGCTCTGTGGCAGCAGTGGGATACTCTTGCTCAAAGGTTACTGGGAACCGCTCAAGGAAGGCTTCGTTAAGCACGTTAGTTCCAATAAATCGTCCATCGTCGGATCCTTTGCCTTTAGTATTGGCGGTTGCGAATACTTGGAAACCTTCTGCGGGCGTAATGAATTTGCCAATCTTCTTGAGGAAAACTCCTTTTCCTTCGAGAATAGACTGAAGACAGAGGATTTTGTTTGAGGCGAGATCGATTTCGTCAAGGAGCAGGATTGCTCCGCGTTGGAGTGCTTCAATGACTGGGCCATTGTGCCAGACGGTTTCGCCATTAACAAGACGGAAACCACCAATAAGATCATCTTCATCTGTTTCTACCGTGATGTTGACGCGAATAAGTTCCCGACCCAATTGAGCACAAGCTTGTTCCACTGAGAAAGTTTTACCATTACCGGAGAGTCCAGTAATAAACGTTGGATAGAATACACGGGACTTAATAATTTTTTTAATATCAACGAAATTGCCAAAGCTGACGAAGGAATCATCTTTTGTGGGAATAAGGTTTTGTTCGATTGCAGGCAGTGCTGCTGGAGCAGTGTAAGATACTTCCAATTCTTGTACTTTCTTTTGTGTTACCTCAAGGTTCCACTTACCGCGACCAACCTTACAATCAGTCAATTTATTAGTAACAGTTTGATAGTTTGTATCATTCATCATACACCATGCACGAACATCAGCAGCGGTAAACTCTGAACCATAAAGTGCTTGGAGTGAGGTGCGGATGTACTCAGGAGAGAGTGCCATTTGTTTTGTTTGTACTGAAGTTATTATAAGGCAAAAAGAAAGGGTCTAAGGACCCCTGTGGACAGTTAGTCGTCTGTCATCTGTCGGTAATAATTTTCTGAAATTATTTTTGCAGCATATCCAGGATAGTATCTTTTTACCATGGCACCAATACCCATTGCAGTAATGGCACTGGTGCATACTACCAAAACTTCTTTGGTATCTTCTAACACAATGTGTTTTAATCGTAGACTGTCTCTTCTACTCATCAAAGTGTCTTTACTAGATAAATCAACCATAAAAAGAAAATAGTAATTACAATCCAAAATAACATATTTAATAATCTCTCATCATGCAACCAAAGAAATAAATTCACCAAGAACTTTCTTATTTAGTTTCTTAGTCTTGAGAGATTTAATAAATGCAGTCTTAATCTTTGCTTTAGTTGCACCATCATCAACTTCAAACTCAGCATCCTGAGAGAGTGATGCAGCAGACATAGCAAAGTATGCATGATATCCAGAGGTCTTGATGGTAAAACTACGAAGTTTTTTCCAATCATTTTGAATTTTACAGAGATCAGCACCAGGAACAGCATACAGCTTCATAAAATGATTTGCATCACGACTTTCAAGAACACGAATACCAACAAAGTTTACAGTGGGGAAGTTATCGCGAAGGTTTCGGAGCATCAGATCAGAGAAACCATGCCAACCATAGGGAACTTGATATGTATTACCAGTATTACGATCCCGAAGGAAAGTAATACCACCAGACAACTGACGACACCCCATGTAAGGTTCACTCTCCCAGTGACGCTTCACCTCAACGTGACGGGAAAGATGGTTTGCTTCACCATCAGTCAGAACAATACACTGAACCTTTTGTAGTTTGTTCTGCTTCTGAAATTGAGGAAGAATCTGATGAAGGCAGACAAATGCCTCATTCAAAGGAGTACCAGACAATCCTAGGCGGGTGGGAACAGAGTAAGGTGCTCCATAGAAATTAGAGAATGCTCTAGCAATTCTCCAAATGTTGATCATCTGATGTTCAAGTTGCTTACCATTTGTTTTGCTAGTCAACAAATTCATCAAAGAGAAATGCTCACTCACAGCAAGGAGATTTTCTTTCTTTTCATATGAACAGGTAAAATCTGCCGGGTTGATTACCTCACCTGTTTCATAATCATATTCAGGTTTCTTCCACTCATTAGTAAAAGCATAAACCTCAAAGGGAATAGAAACTTTCTTACAGAACCAGATCAGATTGTAGAGTTGCTTGATCGTATCCAACATCACACGGCTCATGGAACCACTCCAGTCAAGAACAAAAATCAGACCATGGTTCTTACCATCAGGAAGTATAGAGACTTTCTTGAAAAGATCTTCATTGTACTTGTAGGTGTGCAGTTTGGAAGTATTAAGAATACCAGTGCGAGCCGTGGTGGCACGGGCATAGGAATCTGCTGCCTTGCGACACTCAAACTCTTTCACCAAATAGTTGACTTCTTTCTGTGCGTTACGTTTGAACTTAACAAACTCTTCGTCAACTCTTTCAAAAATACTGACGGAACAGTTATTCTTCTGATGATTGAACCACATATCAATATCTTTGTGAACTTCATTGTTCTGAGCAATAATATACTTCAGATCAACCTTAGGAATCTCAACATACACATTCTCCATTGATTCTGAATTTATGAGATCTTTTAAGTTTCCTTGGAAAGCCTCTGCAGTTTGCACCTCTGGTTCTTCACTCAAAGGAGCACTAGCAGGTTGATCTCCGGGCATATTTTGTTCACCAGAGTTGTCATCACCAGATCCTTCACTTTCTCCAAAAGAATCTTGAGGTTGTTCTACTAATTCATTTGCTGGTTGATCAGACTCACCACCCATCTCGGCAGGCATGGGCATGTCAGGAATATTTTCTTGTTCTTTCTCTTGTTCTTTTTTACAAAACTTATATAAAACCTCTGCTGCTAAAAGAACCTCATCAAAAGTATCACAATCTTCGATCATACGAATGATTGCTATTTCTTCTTCGGTGAATTTGAGATTTAGAAAATTACCGATCTTAAAGTATAGATTTGCACGATCAGCAAGATTAAAATCATCAACATTCCCGTCAGATAAAGAGAAGAAGTCTTCGTCATTTAGCTCCCGGTATCCTTTGAAAAATGTTTTAGCAAGTCCAGCATACTTAATTTTCATCATTTTTTCAATGCGAGCATCCTCAACCACATTCACAAATTGAGGAGGGACAGCAACTTTCTCCAACCAGTTTTCATCAGGGGTAAAAAGTGCATGTCCTACTTCATGCCCCACCAGGAGATCGTAAACAGTGTTGCTTGCCTTTTCCCACATAGGCAGGGTCAATACACGGGTGTGGACATTGAAACAAGCCGTTTCACAGTGCTTGTGCTCTACAATCAGGTCTTCAGTAGCAAGAAGTTTAGCAAGTTGAGATTTGATTTCGTGCTTGACTGCCATGTGTTTTTTCTTGTATGACCCTATAATACCAAACCCCGACCTTCCGGCCGGGGTATTAGGTGACAGTTCTCCAGGTGTCCTTGTACTTTTCTAATCTTTTAAAATTGACCTACAAATTTTTTTACAAGTTGATTGTGACTCATCACATTCTATTAAACAATCATAATAATCGTTAATTACATCGGCCTCCTCTACGGTTCGGTCCAAAGTTTTTTCAAGTCTCATAACACTTTGTTTCCATCCTGCCAATTGGTTATGTGATAACAGATTATGCATAATGTTCTCCGTGTATCGTATTCATGACGAATGGGTTTTAAATCATTCATGCCTCTCAATTCTACCAATATTTAGTCAGCGTATGCTAACTTAATGAAGTTTTTGTTAAATTTAACGTTATTGTCAAGTAACGCAATTCTTCTTTACAGTCCAGACGCCATACTGGAGAAACCTTTTACTTTCTCAAACCTTATGACATTTTCAAACTTATCGTGTAAGTCTGTTTTGTGAGATATCACAAAGATATTGGCATCCTTGATGACAAAACGAATGATCTTCATAAACTCATCTGTGCCAAATCCATCCAAAGAACTATCAAACACCTCATCCATAATCAACAGATTAGTATTGACAGAGTTCTTCATCCGTGCAACTTCACGCCAAGTGAACAACAGTGCCAGGTCAATTCTCATCTTCTCTCCCTCGCTGAAAGAAGCATATGAGAAATCCTCATGAATTGGGGACTGGACGGTTTCGTTAAATTCCTCATCAAGTGTGAAGTTGATATAGAAATCCATCATCTGAAGATAACGGTTAACTTGCTGATTTATCAGCGGTAGATACTTCTTAATGATTTTGGATTTTACTCCACCGTCTTTTAGTAAGCTATACGAAAAATCGTAGTAGTTGATCGTGTCCTTACGTTGAGCGAGTTCGTCGTATGTTGTTTTTAAATTGTTTTTAAAGGATTCTAACTTCTCATCTTCAATATTTCTATTTGCAAGTTGATCGGTAATTCTTTGAATTTCCGATTCCAGATCTCTGACCTGTCGTTGACATCCAGAGACCTTAGTATTGTTTTTAGAAATGCCATGCGTTAGGGAAGTAATCTCCTTACTTAAGTGTAAAAATTGACGCTCTCGCTCTTCTTCCTTATTAATCGCTTCTTCCAGTTCCTTATAACCGGATTGCAACTCTTTAGCTTTATTTTGAGCGTCGGTAATTTTATTTATTCTGAAGGTCTCTTCTATATCCTGTCCACAAGTAGGGCAGACCGTATTCTCTGTGAAAAATTTATGTTCCTTAGTAATTGTTGATACTTTATTAGAAATCTTACCTTTTAGATTACCAAGAGTACGAAGTTTTTCAGTAGCACCAACATGAACATTTAATAGTTTTTCAAAATCATCAAGTTCTTCTGTAAGTTTAACATTATCGTTCATTAAATTATTTTCTTCATTAAGAAGTTTTTGAATACTAGATTCCTTATCTTTAATATTTTGCTTTCCTCTGTTTTCAAGTTCTCCAATGAAGGTTTCTTGCATCTCAACCTTATCCATTAGAGATTCTTTCTTCAAAGTCAATACTTTTACATTATCTTTTTGATCACGTAATTTCTCTTTAAGAAGACTATTCATTGTAGAGAAAATTTTAATATCAAGAAGATCCTCAATCACTTCTCTACGATTGTTAGTAGACAGTTGCATGAATGGAACAAAGGCACTACTACCCAAAATAACAATTTGGGTGAATGATTTATAATTCATTTTGATGACATTTTGCTCCAACCACTTTTGTTGATCTACGGCTGAGGCAAACTGATCCATTACAGAACCATTTCTCCAAATCTCAAATACATTTGGTTTAATCCCACGAACAATTTTCCAATCAGTATTATTAATAGAAAAACAAACCTCTACCTTACAATCCTTTTCGTTTGTAGAGTTTATCAGTTGAGGTTTATTAATTTTACGAAAAGGTTTTCCAAACAAAGAAAAAGTCAATGCATCGAGAACAGTTGATTTACCAGCACCGTTTGTTCCAATGATTAAGTTTGTATGATGTTTAGTAAAATCAACTTCAGTATATTGATTGCCCGTAGAGAGAAAATTCTTCCAACGAACTGTCTCAAATAAAATCATGTTTTTCTTCTTTAGGTGGAATTACAACGTCATGTTTTGTGATAATGGTGTACTTGTAGTCATGTATCTCACAAGTCTTTATCATAACTTTATCTTCAACTTCAATGATGTGCATTTCAGGTGCTCCATCATCCTCCAGCATCATAGCATATCTTGTGGCATCATCTTCATCCTCAAAGAGATATAAGATATCTTCTCCATCATCATCTGATACGGAGTATGCACCCTCAGTTTCTTTTCCGTAGATGGTTAGGATGTACATTAGATCAACTCACAAGCTTCCTGATAAACTTCTTGCATGATATTTTTAACCAAAGATTTATCAAGGGACACTTCTGCTTCTTCAATATATCTGTTTAAAATAGAAATGGTATCCTCTGATTCAAGAGGATCAAATTCATCATCACCATACCATCCAGCAAAATTAAAATTCTCAGTAACTTTTAGTTCTGCAATTCCTACTGCATAAAGTTTATCAATAAATTTTTCAAATTTTTTGATGTCAGTTTTTTTCCTAACAATAACTTTTACAATCTTGTTCTCATATTCACGAGCATCAAATGTTTGATGATCAGTATCTTCATAGTAGATGTTATAGAATAATCTATATGGATTATCTACGTGAAAATGCTCAAGAGTTTCTGTATCAAAGATGGTGAATCCTCTCCGATCACCAACATCTGTCCAGAACATTTCGTATGGGTTTCCCAAGTAATAGACCCGTCCATTATCCGATCTAGTGTGGTAGTGACCGCTGTAGACCTTGGAGAACTTTGAATATAATTCGCTCTCATGACCATGGTCCATGACGATTTGTTTATTAACTCTAAATCCGTTGAGCTCAAGGTGCCCCATCGCACACTTGCAAGTTGTCTTTTTAATAAGTTGATGAGTAGTTTTTTCATTCTCCTGATTAATCCATGGAATAAACAGTGTATTCAATCCACCCAGATTGACTTCGGTTGCTTCTGGATAAACTACAACATTATCATATTCGCGAAGAAGTAAATCTACAGCATTAACATCATTCGTATTTTTATAATATGCTGTGTGATTTCCTACAATGGTATGAACTGTGATGCCCATATCTTTTAAACGGTCAAAGTAATGATTCTTTGCCCATGTCAATGCAGAAAAATCAATACCTTTTCTACTATCAAAAGTATCACCCATATCAACAACTACTGAGATACCATTCTCTTCCAAATAAGGGAAGAAGACATCAGTATAAAACTTTAGGAAATAGTCGTGAAATAACTTAGAGTTTTTGCGAGCACCAAAGTGTTGATCAGTGATAATTGCAACTTTCATTAATTACGGAGTTTGGAATGCACTGCATCTTTGATGCTATTGTACTCGGAGTAATTCGATCCGTCAAGGGTATTGTTATCATCAAACACTTCACTATAACCAGACCGTTCAATAATCTTATTCTTGATTTCTAACTGTCTCTTCTCTCTTTGAATACGACGGAGAAAGGCATAGTGAATAATTTGAGTGAAATAAGCAAAAGGATTCTGTGATTTCTCTGGGTTGAAGTTGTGAATGTATTGGACGCAATTCTCAATACCATCAGAAATCATATCCTCTTTGAACATGTAGTTGACAAAGTTTGGCTTAAAGGACAAATGATTGGCAATCTTTAAAAAACATTCTCCAATATATCGTGGGATAGGTGGTTTGGTATCCCAATGTTGAGATCTATCCTGTTTCGTAGGTTCTCTACCGTATTTTACAAGAAAGGTTCTCTCTACTTCACTACGATAAGCAACTAAAGCAGCAAGCAATTCTTTGTTGTTTACATAATGCTCGGATCTTTTTCTTCTAGTCATACCCGGCTGGATCATAAGTTTATCTCATAATATGTATAGATTATATCATCTTAACGAACAGTTGACAAGGTACTCAAATACCTGTACAATTACCTTTGTGGAGGTTGATAAAAAATATATTAGCTACTTTTAAAGATCTTCTCTAGTATTTCTTTAACATCTCTGGTGTTACCTAAATATCCCATTCTTCTATTAAGTTTAGAATTATTCTCTGGAGTGCCACCACCTTTATTTGCCTGACGGACATAATCTTGATACATCACAATCATTTCAATATCAGAAGACTCAGACATTGTAAGAATATTATCCATGTTGATAATAAACATGTCTTCAGTTGTAGTTTTTAGCCAGGGCTCTATACGATACCCCATTGTTCCTGTTTTACCTTTTACCTCAGATACAATAATTGGATTAGATACTAATAGCATCGTTCTGTCATCTTCATCAGAAGCAGCAACTTTTGCAAAAATTTCTTCACCTGATTTTAATTTGAGTGTACAGTAAAAATCGTCTTCTATCATACTTTTAGTTGAATAGTGATTATTTCATAGTTAAAATTTTCTTCATTATACGTTTTAATTCTTTCTATAAAATGATTAAGTGTGTAATTACGTCTTGATTTAGTGGAACAATCATCAGAGATGTCATACAAAGTTGCTTTTACTTTGTCTTTTCCTTTTCTAAGAACTCGTCCAATACTCTGAAGATTGCGGATTCTGGATTTACTTGGAGAGGCAAAGATGACATTATGGAGATTTTTAATATTGATACCTGTAGAAAAAGTTCCATAAGAAGCAACAATGATAGCGTTGTTTTCTCTTTCTGTAATTTCTCTTACTTGTTCTCTTTCTTCTGCATCTACTCCACCATGCACAAAAAATACCTTACGGTCATCACCCTTGTTTTTATTTATCTCTTCATAGAGTATGGCACCATGTGCTTCGACTCTTGCAAAAAGAACAAGTGTATTTCCTTTAAGATCTAGGGTAAGATTTTTTATAAATCTATTGCGTTGTTCGTGGCTGATTAAATACTGTATCTCATCCTCATAAGTATCAAACTTTTGAGGTGAGTGTTTAAGTACAAGACATTGTATATCAAGTTGAGATAGGTGTCCCTGTCTCATTAACTCATCAGTTCTTGTCACTTTATATGATGGTCCAAACAATCCCTCAAGAACCCATTTATGTGTCTGAGTACCATCCAAAGTTCCAGTAAACCCAAAACGATACTTTGCATGATGAAGCTTTGTCATAATCTGAATTAAAGATTTAGACTTGAATAAATGCGCTTCATCACCTATAATAACACCATAGTCCTCAAAGAAAGATCTCTCTAATTTGTAGACAGATTGCCACGTTGTAATCGTTACTGGAGCATTATTACTCTTCTCTCTACCAGAATAGATACGGTGGCAATATGAATCAGCATCCCAACCATAATCAAGAAAGTCCTTATACATCTGTTCTACAAGAGATGTCGTCGGAACAACTAAGAGAATTTTTTCTCCTCTCTCAACGTAATATCTTACTAACGAATAAATCATCAGAGATTTGCCGCTTGCAGTGGGCGATATCAATAGTTTTCTATTATGCTTTAGGGCACCGTATACTCCCTCAACTTGATACTTCCTGGGAGTATGGGCACAAATGGAGTGCATATAATCTTTGACACCCTCTAACGATATACCATCGTTCTCTTCATAAGGGGTGCCATACCATTGATTATCTTCAAATTTATAAGTATATCCATAATTTTTACAAAATTGTACGATCTTATCTAACAGACCAACATAGATCTGTTTAGAACGCATATCATATAAATGTATCTCTCCATTCCAATTTCTACCACGATACTGTGGCATGAACTTGGCATTTGGAACCTCAAATTTAAAATGATCTCTTAACTCATACTCGATATGAGGCTCTGTATTGATCTTTAAAAATACTTCATTGGATTTAGAAATAACAAGATTTGCTGTCGTGTCAATCACAAAGATCCATTCATCTACAAATATTTATTACGTATTCTCAAACTGATGCTCTAACATAATTCTATAAAAATGATCTCTCATGGAAAGCAAATCTTCTTGTTCCATAGGATCACCACCTGACCATTTGTTAACGGCCTGGGATAATCCTGTGTGAATAACACGGACTGCTTCTATTGGTAGTTCTAAACGATAATACTGATCGTCCTGTTCCATTAGCCTAATCCTGAATTAAATCTCATGAACTCTATTGCGTTTTTAATTTGAAAAGTACGATTGGTGATTTGTTTCAAAATACTTTCAATATATACAAGCATCGTATCATAATAATCAATCTTTAACGAAACTCCTGAGAGTTTCTCATCTGCGTCAAGATACTTTTGCATAGTTTCCTTATCTCTAATTTTTTTAGGAAACGGATTTTCGACATAAACATCTGGGTCTGCTTTTCCACTAAAGTATTCATAGCGTTCATGTCTAATATTCTTTCTTTGTTGTTCTGCTTTCTTTCTCATTAGAAAGATAGTATTATATAATTCAAAATACTTCGCATGAAGGGAGGGAATATTTAAAGATTCTGTATGTAAATTGTCATTATCAATCTTAGAATCTTTTTCCCACATCCCTTGAAGTTTATCAAGGTCGATCATAAAGGATTATTGTTCAAATCAGTGAGGTTGTATATAGTATACTTGAAAGTTGCATCTGCTGTAAAGTAATCAATATCTGTGTCAGTAGCGTCAAACGTAATGGTTGATAAAGAAACGGGAAACAAATCTTTAAAATTTACGTTAAACTTTGCTATCAAGTTGCTGCTTAAAATTTGTAATGTTCCATCTGAATAGATGTTATCACCATCTGCATACATTTTTCCAATAGCTTCACTTTCCAGATCATCAAATTCTTTTAACGATTCTGGATATCCAAGACCACGTATCCAATTTTGAAGTTCCATATAATTTATAAGATCCTCATCAACTAAGAATCGGATTGATAAATCTCCAAATTGAATCTTATCTCCAGGAACATCAATATCTTTTAGATATGATGATTGAACAGCAACGCCAAGATCAAGAGATGGAATGTTTGCTTGATTACAAAAAAATGCTGCTCCAGGACTTCTTTTCAGGGAAAACTTAAACCCAGTTGGTGAAAGAAAATTTCTATTGTCTAAAGGAGTACCTGTCCTTTCCTTAGCCTTCTTTCGGGTCGCCATTACTAATACAGTTTTTTACTATTTATCCTCATAATAAAAAAAGGACCCCGAAGGGTCCTTGATTAACTCTTGTGAGTATAAATCACATGAGGTTCTTAACTGCAACTCTTCTGTAGTAGCGGTTGCTGTTAACTCTGAGGCGACCTGCGCCAACGGTGGTTCCTTCAGCGAATGGGTTTGCGACCATGCCGTAGCGGGTCTTAAAGCCAATCTTGGGCTGGAAGGTGTTCTCTCCAACTGCACGAACCATCTGAAGAGGAACGTAGGGGCAATAGAACAGACCTGCGTCATAAGGTGAAGTACCCTTATAACCAACAACGTAGTACTGGTTGCCGCCTGCTGCGTTAGCAGAGGTAAGGTTAGCAGAATAAGGATCGATGTATACACGATACTTACCTTGCAGAACACCAGCGAAGGTGTTACCAGTGTCGTCAACGTTCAGGTTAGCGTTGAGTGCGGGGGTGTA